CTTTGAATCAAGGTTGACGAAAAGTTTGACTTCTTTACTTGCTAGTATATAATCTGTTATATGGATAACGATGCCCCGATTATTTCAGTACCAACTGATACTCCATCTGTAAAACGCAGACACAGAGCCCCAACTACGAAACAAATCCGCGCTCTCCAACTTATAAATCAAGGTTACAGTAAAAGACGCGCCATGATAGAGGCTGGATATTCTAAAAGTACCGCTAATACCAAAAATGTTGTCAAAAGTAGTGCGGCTATTCAGATTTTGGATTCTATGAAAAACAGTTTGCAAGATCCCCGCCTTAGTGGACAGTTTATGGCAAATAAAATGGTTCAGTGGTTAGATGCTAAAAAATCAGACCCAGATGACTATAAAACTCAAATTGCAGCTTTCAGGGAATATAAGAATATTATGGAACCAGAAAAAGATGAATCCAGAATCAAGAAACGTGTGACGTTTGAGGAATTTATAGAAGATGAAACTAAATTACCCTAAATGGCTTAATGGCAAAGTTGAATGTACCAGACACTGTAGAGTTGCTGGACTTCATGTCAAAACTCCATTTTGTTTATGGTGTAAGAAAAAATTGAAATAATGCACCCAAACGAATATTACCTCAAGGCGATTCAGAAATCCTTTTTAATTGTTGATAAGGAAATGAAGGCTATTCCTTTCATCCTTAACCCTCCCCAAAGAGAAATTTTAAAAGAATTAGGTGGCATGGATATTATCTTAAAAGCTAGGCAAGAGGGAATTTCATCACTTATAGCTGCTATTTTTGCAATTGACTTCATTACAGTTGAAAATATCCGTTGTGTTATTATGTCTCACGAGGATAAGGCTACTCAGCGTTTATTTGATAGGGTTCGTTATTATTTGGATTCCATGAAGGTCACATTTCCAGGTGAGTTACCTTATGAGTTGGGCCGTTCTTCTACCCATGAACTTTATAACAAAACCAAGAATAGTTATTACTACATAGGTACTGCAGGAGCCAGAGCTTTTGGTCACGGGGAAACTATTAACAATCTTCACATTTCAGAACTTTCCAGGTGGCCTGAACAGGAAAAAATGATGATAGGTCTTTTACAGGCAGTTCCAAAAGATGGCCGTATCATAATTGAAACTACAGCTAACGGTTATGGTGACTATTTCAATAAACTTTGGACCCAGAACAAAGATACCCAATATCCGTTTAGAACCCATTTTCTTCCCTGGTTCAAACTTCCTGAATATGTTTTACCTGCTGGCGGCCTTATAGCTTCAGAACTTTTAGATGATGAAAAAGAAATGGTCCGTCTATATGGTCTTACCGTTGAACAAATTGCATGGCGCAGATGGAAAATTAACCAGATGGGGGGCGACTTTAAAGATCCTAAAACCTGGGATACTTTTAAAGAACAATTCCCTTCAACCGCAGAAGAAGCCTTTATTGTTTCTGGAAACCCTGTTTGGAGCTCTACAACTATGAACCGATACTTAACTCATTGCAAACCTCCTAAAGTGCAGGGAAATCTTAGAGGATATGATCCTATTAGCGTAGAAGAAAACGATCGTGGACACTTAAAAGTTTGGAAAGAGCCAGAAGAGTTTCATACATACGCAATTGGAGTTGATGTAGCTGAAGGAAAAGTTATTTTATCTGGTGACGATAAAAAAGATCGGGATTCTTCTTGTGCTCAGGTTTTTGATAAAACTACCTATGAACAGGTCGCGGTTTGGTACGGAAATATAGATCCTGATATACTCGGGATTCAGTTAGATATGTTAGGTAGATATTATAATACTGCCCTTATTGGAGTTGAGAGAAATTCTATAGGTATTGCGCCCATTATCAAACTTAGAGACTTAAACTACCCCCATATTTACCAGAGAGAAAAGGTTGGCGAATTAACTGATAGAGTTACAGCTGAATTGGGATGGGTAACCACAAGTCAAAGCAAAGAGCAAATTATTTCAGAAGCAACTGAACTTTTCAGAGATAACAGGATTCAACTTTATGATGAAGATACAGTTGGCGAAATGCGTTCTTTTGTACGTAATGTAGATGGTAAGGCTGGAGCGCAAAGGGGTAGACACGATGACCGCGTAATGGCTATGCTTATTGGAATCAAAATGTTATCAAAAGCTAAAAATTCATCTTTTATAAATGATATAGAGCGCGGGGATAATATGGATGAATCTGGTTTTTATATGGGTGGTGCCAGTTTTGATTCTAAAGGTATGCCGACTTCTCCTGAAAATATGGGGGGTTTAGATGGAGGTGATTTTTAGATGCTAGATGTATTTCTGATTATAAGTAATTTAATAATTTTGATAGCCGTGTTATACTTTGTATGGGACCAAAGAAAAAAAGATAGGCTTCAGGAGACTGAAACTTTATCCAGTTTTAACGAAACACTTAGTAACGTTTTAACTTTTATTGTAGATGAAAATAAAAAACTTTATGAGACAATTGAAAAAATTCAAGTTAGTTATTTTGAGTCTTTGGAAAAACATTCTCAAAAAAGTAACACGCTTCTTGATAAAAATAATAAGGAATTTCTTAAAGTTTTTGCACAAGTTTTCAAAAAAGATATCAAAATTGAAACTCCTAAAAAAATTGAAGCTGATGCTGTAGAAAATTCTATAGAAAATGCTGCTCAAAACGAGGAGATCAATTTAGGTGATATACCAAGGATTCCAATTGTTGATGGAGTCAAGATAAAATTTGAAGATGAAGAAGAAACTCAAACTATGAATATTGATCCAGTTGAAAATTACGAAGATAAAAGTATTAATCCAATAGAAAAATAAAATGGCATATTCTGGTAATGGTTCCGACATTTCTCCAGTAAATGTTTTATCTAGTGAGGGTAGTGCTCAAAACATTTCTCCAGAAGATCAAGAAAAAGTTGACAAGTTATATGAGCAGAGAAATTTCTTAGGTAATACTGCAAAGTTAGCTCTCCGTCACTCTGCGGATGCTCGTAGACGTTACGATTACGAGTGGATGGTTCGGGATTTATTTAGACGCGGTTATCAATTTTCTCGTTATCAGCCAAGTACCCAAACTGTAGTCTTAGCCTCCCGTCAAACAGCAAAGATTCCTGTAAATATTGTTTCTGCTCAAATGCGCTCAATCCGTAATCAGGTTACTTCATTTAGGCCAAAATATGAAACCTTACCTCGCCACGCCACAGAAGAGAGTAGGGTCCAAGCCAGATACCAAGGCAAACTTCTGGATTATTATTTTGACCATCTCAATTTTAAGAAAAAGATCAAAGAAACTGTTACTCAGGGACTTATGTATTCAGTTGGTGGTCCCTGGCAGATTGTATATGATCCTGAAACCAAAGAGGTCAAGGTTTGGCTTGTAGATACTTTTGACTTCTTTTTTGATCCACTCGCAGAATCCTTAGAAGAATGTGAATACGTAATAAAAGCAGTCAGAAGACCTAAGGATGAAATTATATTCAATAAAGATTATAACGCCATAGCCCGTAGAGAAGTTACAGGCGGTGAGGCTAGACTTGCGGTTTCTGAGTATAAGCAGTTTATGTTGCAAGCCCTCAAGTATGTTACCCAATATAATCGTGAGGAAGCTCCAACGGTAATTCTATTTGAGGGTGATTTTAAAATCCACGATGAGAAAGGTGTTCATATAAGGAAAGTTATTTGGACAGACCAAAATTCTGTTCCTCTTTACTGGGAAGATACTGATGAAACTGAATATGATTATGTTTTATATGTAGCTGATCTTAATCCTAAAGAAATTTATGGTGAAGGTTGGATGAAACATGTCATGCCAATCAATAGGGTTATAAATAATCTTGAATCTTCAGTTTTTGACTATAACTACAAAGTTGCAAAAGGTAGGATTGTCGTTGATAAAGATTCTGGGGTGCGTGCTATTTCCAATGTACACGGAGAAATAATTTCTAAGAATAAGGGTGCGGAAGTCCGTTCACTGGATATGCCAGGGCTTCCAGTTGCTACTCAGGCCCAGATTGAACGTATGTACAAGTATCAGGAGGATATTGGAGGAGTACATGATTCTTCTTTGGGCCGCGTTCCACCTGGTAGTAGGTCTGGAATTATGTTGGCCGAGATGAAACAGTCTGATTCTACCAATCAACAGGATCTAGTTGACGGTTTGGAAGATTTCTTAGAAGAAGTTGGCCGCAAAATGCTTAAAAAGATGGCAAAACATTATTCAACTATGAAAATTATCAAGGATTTGGGTTATAAAGGCGAAGAATCCAAGTATTTTGCAGTTGTAGGTGAAAATTCAAAAATGAAAGGCAAGACAATTCCTGGGCACGAAAATCAGGTAAAAGTTGGCCCAGATTGGATTGATTTGGTCAAACTTGGTGAAGATAACCAAGTTAGGGTTACAATTGGCTCTTGGTTAGGCTACACCAAGGAAATGATGCAGGAAAAGACTCTTAAGTTACTTCAACTTGGGGCAATTGATCAAAAAACCTTCCTTAGACTTTGGGAATTCGGGGATATTGACTCTATAGTTCAGCAAACCAGAACTGAAGAGCTTCTTAAATCAAAACTTCAGAAACCAGCAGGTCCTAACGGGGAGCAAGTTGACGAATATGGACTAGCTATGACGGAAAATGAAATGATGACTTTGGAAGGAAAAGAGATGCCAACTGAATCTACAGACGATCATATTGTACATATAGCTTTGCATCAGGAAGCTTTGGGCAAAGGTAATGATGAGATTATAGGCAAACATATAGAATCGCATCAATATTGGATAGAGTTACAAGGTGGGCAAGTTGGCGAAAGGTCAGTTGCTCCGAGTTCGGGTGCCGTTCCTGTAGAGGGTATGATGCCGCAGGATGCTAGCAGAAATGCACAGGTCGCGGCACAGGTTCCTGGTGCACCTACTGTCCCTGAGGCCCAATTAGGCCAGGCAAATGCAATGGGACAGACTGAAACACCTGGAATGTAGACAGATTTGCATGGATACTCTATAATTAACCATATGAATTGTAAACACAAAATGCCTTCAGATGATTTTCTCAATAACCCAGAGAAAGTTAGTGAGATGAAAAAATATGGTTGTGACGTTCAGGCTTCAGACTTAAATGGTCATTTTGTTCCTACAGAAAAATCTAATAGTGAAAATCTTAAAAAGACTGAAGACAGCATTCAGGAAGATTTTAGTTTATAAGAAAGTAGGTGATAATTTATGGCAGATTCAAAAATTTTTGGAGGAGAAGGAAAAAATTTAAAATCATCTGAAGGAAGTTCCAATTTTGATTTACATGGTTCCAGTTATGCTGGACCTGAAAACATGGTTCCAGAAGATAAAGGAGTAAAAAATCCTGATGATGTGAGTAAGAAAGAAGTTAAAGCAAAAGCTGAGGTTTAATTATCGTTTAATACAGTATTTGCCTAACACACTATTCAATTTATCCAAGTGGGTAAACATACTGTATTTAAGGGTAATTAAACCCTATCGCAACCTGAGAGCGTTACAGGTAGCACTAATGACTTTAAATTGGCGAATCGCTTGACGTAATCACAGTTAGAAAGGAGGCTAATATGTCGGATCAAACAGAAGACGTATTGCAAGGGCAAGAGACACCAGCCCCTGATTCCCAATCACAAAACGGTAGTCAGATTGATGCAGCAGATAATGCTTCTCAATCCGAAGAAGAGGTTGAATTTAACAAGCTTACTGGGAGTACCCAGGATAGGATTAGAAAGCTTGTCCATGATAAAAGGGATTTATTGGATGAAGTTGATACGTACAAAAGTACATTGAGAACTATTCCACCGCCCCCACCTCAGGACAACCAGCCTAATCTTGACGTGCAACAAGCTGTTCGTAAATTAAGTGATGTTGGTATTGCTACTAAGGAAGATGTTCAAAACATGGTTACTGGTACAGTACAAACTTTACGTTACGAGCAGGAAATGCAAAGACTTGCATCAGCTTATACAGGAAAGAATAACGAACCCCAATTTGATAGAACAGAGTATGAGGAATTCGTTAGAGAAAATCCTGTCTACGCTAACTATTATCCTGAAGATGTTTTCAAGGATAAAATGTTCAGAGACGAGTTTCATAATGGCGTAGTAGAAAATGCAAGTGTGCCCCAGACTCTCAAACCTACCAGAACTTCTCAACAGAAAGAAACCTTCACCCCCGAATATATCGAGGAAAAATTGAAGAGTTTACCTGTGGACGAAAGAAATAAGTGGTACAGTGAGAATCTGAACGAGATCAACGCAACTCTAGGAAAGATGACTCCACAGTCATAATCTTAGTAAGTTAGATAAAATCACCCTCTTTGACTATGATAAGGGGGTGATTTTTTGTGTATAAAACTTCATTCTCCTTCTATTTAATTGAATATGGGATTTATAAAAGGACAAATTGCTTGGAATAAAGGTATGGTGTGCCCTACAGAAACAAGGGTAAAAATTTCTATGGCAAAAAAGGGGTGTGTAAGTCCTAATAAAGGAAAGTCTTTTGGGGTAGAGACTCGTAAGAAAATGTCCTTATCTCATGTGGGAAAAATGTCTGAAATAGGCAGATTGGGAGCAAAAAAACAATGGGCAGGACATATCAAAAAAGTTAAAGTGAAAAAGATATCTAAATATGTTGGAATGGACAAAAATGCTAGACAAAATGCTTGGAGAAAAGAAAACAGTGAAAAATTTTATTTCTATAAAAGAGTTAGAGAAATTAGAATTCGTGGTACTGGTGGTTCTCACACTCTAGAGGAATGGAAAAATCTGAAGATATTTTATGGAAATATGTGTCTATGTTGCAAGAGAACTGAACCAGGGATTTCATTAACAGAAGATCATATAATTCCAGTTTCAAAAGGTGGTTCAAATAATATAGAGAATATTCAACCTCTATGTTCAAATTGCAATTCCAAAAAATATACCAAAAGTATAGATTTTCGGATTGAACGAAGGGGGGTGAACATATAAATATATGGCAGACGGAAATATAACAATTACAACAGCGGCAGTCTTTTTACCAACCATTTGGTCGGTAGATACTGTGCGTGCAACAGAGGCAGCTTTGGTTTTTGCAGGTCTTGTAAAAAGATATGATGCTTTGGTCAAATCCAGAGGTCAGACAATAGAGATTCCTAATATTAGTAATCTTACGGCTACAGCAAAAACTGTTAATACTGATGTTACCAACACCACTATCACTGAAACTGCAACAACGCTTAATATCAATAAATGGTATTATGCTGCGTTTAAGATTGAGGATATGGCTGGCGTACAAAGTAGCTATGACCTTCGTTCTGAGTATTCAGAAAAAGCTGGTTATGGTATAGCTGCACAGGTTGACTCTGATGTTTCTGGAACTTATTCCAGCTGGACAACTACAGCTGTAGGTACTTATGGAACTGATATTGGCGATGCGACTATCGTATCCGCTGATTTGGCTCTTAATTTACAGAATATGCCCCGTGACAATAGGGCATTAGTTATTCATCCTAATCAGTTAGCGGCAATTATGAAGATAGATAAATTCGTAAAGGCTGACTACCTTGGTGAATATCAGAATCCAACCCCTGTAAAGAAAGGACCGCAAAGTAGATGGATGTGGGGAAATATATACGGAATTCCTGTATACTACTCAACCAACGTTCCATCAACAGCTGCAACTCCAACCCAATACCACAATGTGATGTTTCACAAAGAGGCAATGGCTTTGGCTTTGCAACAGGCTCCTAGATTACAGGCAGCTTATTGGCTTCCTTCCTTAGCATGGCAAGTTATCGTAGATACGATCTACGGGGTGACAGCTCTAAGGTTAACTGGAGGTGTGGAGGTGAGATCTTGATCGTAGTTAAATACGATCGGCACATTGACAATCTATAAATGGTGTGATACAATAGTATCATGGCATTTGAAAAAGGACATACTACTAACTTAGGTAGAAAGTTATCAGAAGAAACTCGTCTGAAAATGAGTTTAGCTCATAAAGATTTGAAACCTTCTTCTTGGGGGGCTGGTTTCGCTAGAGGGAACGAACCCTGGAATAGTAGAGGTGCGGTTTCTCGTAATGCTTACTTTGCTGGTTTACTAGATGGAGAAGGAAGTATTATGATAACTATAAATGACGGTAAATATAAGTTTGGTAGAAAAGTTGAAACAGGAAGATATAACAAACTTTGTGTAGCTTTTGGTATGAGAGCAGATAAAGCTCAACCATTATTTGAAGGTCAGAAAATATGGGGTGGAACAATTAATATTAGACCCCCTCGAAAAAGTAATCATAGTAAAGTTGCTGACTGGAGAATGTGGACTAAAGTTGCCGAGAGATTTTTAAGAAGTGTTCGACCTTTTATGAGAATAAAAAGTGAACAACTTGATATTGCTCTTGAATTTAGAAGATTGCAGACTAAAAGGAGATTAGACGAAGGAGGTCCAGGTTCGACTTGGATTTTAGATAAAGAATTAGAATATCGACAATCTTTAATAAAAAAACTTCGTTTACTAAATAAATAATTTTCTTCTTAAGTCAGTAGTATGTTCTGATTGCCAATTTGAATATTTTGAGATGGGTCTTGCATGGCCATATTACTCAGCGATGCACACGGGTTACGGGAGACTGGATAACCCACAAGGTGATAGGTGTAATACATGATTGGAGTTGTTTTACCATATGTGATATAATATCAATATATGGCACAAGAACCAATAAGTAGAGAAAAGTTAGATAAGCTCTTTAAATTATTTGAAGGTGGAGTCTTACTTAAGGATATTTCAAAAGAAACTGGTATTTGTGATGACACAATATCTAAGTATCTTAATCAAAAATATCCCAATGGTAAGCGAAGAAAGATAGCTCTCAAAAATATCAAATCTAATGGTTTTCCAATTGGAGAAAATCGTTGGAATTGGAAAGGTGGAAGAGAAATTACGAGAGCTGGATATATGAGAATTTGGTTGCATGAAGATGGAAGAAGAATCAGGGTCTTAGAACATCGCCATGTTATGGAACAGTTTCTTGGTAGAAAGCTATTAAAAAAAGAATCTGTACATCATATAAATGGAAATAAACTTGACAACAGAATAGAAAACCTAAAAGTAATAGAAAAAGGAGAACATACTAGATTGCACAACAGGAATATGAAAATTATCAGAAATAGAAAGGGACAGTTTAAAACTGTGATACTAAAGTGATTGGCGTGGTGTTGCCTTCAAGGGGGCTACTATTTGCAGAAGTTATAGAGTCTTTGCTTGATAATTTACAAGGATATAATTGGAAACCGTATCAGGCAATTGGGCTTAGAATTCCTGACTGTGAAAATGTTCCAGTTGAACAGGCATTAAATGACGGTTGCAGCCATTTATGGTTTATAGAAGATGATACCGTTCCACCCAAAGGAGCTTTAGAAAAACTTTTGCATGCAGATGGTGATATTGCAGCTATAGATTATGGAGTAAATGGATGGGGCTGTATTACCCGTGGTAGAATAGATGGAGAGATAAAATGGTGCGGTTTGGGGTGTACATTAGTTAAGCGCGGAGTTTTTGAGGCCCTAGAAAAACCTTATTTTAGAGATGATTTACAGTTGCGCTTAAATGACATGCAATGGATACCAGCACCAGAAAATAGATACGGTGGACAAGATATTTGGTTTTCTTGTAAAGCCAGAGAAAAAGGTTTCAAAATTGTTCAAGTACAAGGAGAATGCAAACATCTAAAACTTGACGCACTTGGAAAACCTGAAGAAAATAACGGAGTACATAAGATTAGTCAAAAACCAACAATAGAGAAACATCAATTTATATGACAATTACTAAAAGATTTATTAACAGGAAGGGGGGTGATTAATACGCGATTTACTTACGCAGCAGCAGCAAACAGTACAACCAACGGAGTAGCTCTTGGAGCAGCCGATGAAGATATTTTTGTTCATAAGTTAATTATTGGTACTCCAGTAGCATCTGGAACAATAAAGCTTTATAACAAAACAGTAGCTTTTGCTACAGATACAAGTGATATAGCTTTTAAAATTGCTTTACCAGCAACTCTTACAAGTTCACATGAGTATCCTTATGAAACTGTTTACACATTTGAAAAACCTCTTCAACTTAATGGAGGTAATCTTATGGTAGATCAGGCAATGTTAGTTACAGTTATTTGGGAACCAGCAAGTGAAGCTAGTGCCCAAAATTAAGGAACAGCTGTTTCTTTGTCTCTCTTTCTAAGAAATTGGAGAGAGACATAAGGAAAGAGAGGTGGTAATTTATGAGCGAACTAGTAGAAACACAACAACTATCATTTACAAATACTGCAGATTCTTATGCTACTTTTGGATTGGAGTTAGATCCATCTGGGATTGGTGTCCAAAGAGTTTTACTTAGGGCAAGTGCGGATGTTTTTATAGATTTTGATACAATTGTTGATACAACACAATCTTTTAAACTTTTTGCAGCTGACAACCAACATACAGAATTTGACTTTACTGGTGGAAGTGTAAAGAAAATTCATGCTAAAGGAGCTTCCGGATCAGGAACTCTTTATATAGTGGGAATCAGACATTAAAATGGCAAAAACTCTAGCAAACTTAAATACCAAAACTAGAACTTATTTAGATGAGGCTTCTGCTGCTGATTGGACAGATGCGGAAGTAAAAACAGCAGATAATTCTGCTTATCAGGATTTGTGTGGAAAGGTAATGGAGGTATATGAAAATTATTACGAAACTACCACCCCTTTTACTTATGCGGTTGTTGCTAGTCAACAGGAATATACAATCGATTCTTCTCTTATAAAAGTTACCAGAGTAGAAATTAATTATAATCCTTCAGATGCAAATTCTAATGCTGTAAGGGCAACTTCTATAAAATCAGATGAATTACCTCTTAATTTAGCCTATTCAGGAACTTTAGGATCAACTTTTAACGCTGGATATTATATACATGGCGATATAGGGAACCAGAAGATAGGTTTTGTTCCTATTCCTACAAATGCTGATACTACGGGAGAATCAATTTCAGTTTGGGGAAATGCCCTCCCTGCGGATTTGGTTAGTGATTCGGACAATGTCAATATTCCTTGGGCTGACAGATTCTATTATCTTATTTGTCTTAGGGCTGCTGGAGAATTACTCCGTAAGGGTCAACAGGAAGAAGCCACCGCTGCACGTTATCTAGCTGAGTATCAGGCTGGAGTAAAAGAGATGCAGACGTTTTTAAGAGAAAGACAATCTGACGGGGTCAATATGATACAAGACGCATTGAATGATGATATAGATTTTCAAACTTATGGAGGTATTTAAAAATGACTCAAAGCTTCAATATTCCAGAAACAACTGAGATACAGTTTTTAGGTTACAATGATAACGATGCTATTCACCTTCTTCCTAAAGGTTACTTCGTAAAAGCTGAAAATGTTTTTGTAACTGACAACAAAATAACTAAAGTTCCAGGTTCTAGTTCCATTGCTGCCGCTATCGCTACACAACCATTTAACGGTTTTTGTTCATTTGAAAGATATTCTGCAGGAACTAAATATTTAGTTGCAAATATAAATGGAGCTTCTAATGCTCAACTTTATTCTTGGAATGGATCTGGTAATTTTTCCGCTATTGGAACTGCAAATCTTACTAACAGTGCACCTATGAACTTTACAGTTGCTGGAGACTTAATTTTTGGATTTAATGGAGTTGAAGAATGTGATTGGGATGGAACAACTTATACTAAAAATCGTGCCAGTGTACCTCTTGGCAATTTTGCTCAGTGGTTTCACGGATATTTGTGGGTAGCCAATGTTTCCTCTTATCCAAATAGACTTTACTGGTCAAACCTTGGTCAGCCCACAAGTTTTGCGGGTGGAATTTCAACTGTAACTTTAGCCTCTGGTGGAGTAAATTACGCAGTTGGGGATGCTCTTAATATAGGATTAACTGGGGCAGCTGGAACTGGAGGTCAGGTTTATGTGACTTCAGTTTCTGGTCCAGGACTTTCTTCCGCCTCAGATACCTGGACAACAACTGCTGGTTGGAGTGGATCTTATGCTGCTGGTTTTGCCCATACAAGCGGTACAACTGCAGTTACAAATGATACTTTAATTCCCACTGCAGGATATAACTATCAAATTACATATACAGTTACAGGTAGAACTGCAGGATCATTTACACTTGGTTTTGGAGGCGTTACTTCAGCTTCCTTCACGGCTAGTGGAAATTGGGTATCAATTGCGGTAGGGGCTGGGGTTTTTACACTTACTCCAACCACAGATTTTAATGGAACTGTAGTTGTAAATATAATGAGCAATAATACATATGGTCCAGTAACAGGAATAAGTTTACTTAAACCTGGAACTGGATATTCAGTTACGAGTGCAGTTGCGACAACTGGTGGTAGCGGAAGCGGTGCAACTGTAAATATAACCGCGGTGGACACTACAACCGTATCAAGTTATGTAGATGTCAACGCTGGAGATTCAGATGAAATTACGGGGCTTTCCATGATTCAGGATGAACTTTTGTGTTTTAAGAGAAATACCATTTGGTCAGTAGCAGGCTGGGCAGCAGATTCATTTTCAAGTACGTCTCTTACCTCAAGTAATCTTAATGCTAGAATTTTTGGATATGGAGCTACTCATCAAAATTCCATAGTCTCGGTTGGAAATGACGTTTATTATTTCTCAATGCTTGGAAGTGTTCCAGTTATTAGATCACTCAAAAAGACTATAAATGCTGTCACGCTCGCAGGCGGAGTGGTTTCAGATTCTATTAGCGGAACTTTGGCTGATGTCACTTTATCTGCTATAGATAAAATTGTTTCTACCTATGATGGTCGTTATATTTATTGGGCAATTCCTACAGCAGCTTCTACTACAAATAACAAAATTATTGTTCTTGATTCCTGGAAAATTAATTCTAAAAAAGGAATTTATCCTTTTACAACAATGGTTGGGAAAAATGTATCCTATTTTGCTAATTCTACAATTTCAGCTGGAACTTCAACTGTATTTTTTACAGATGCAGCTTCAACTGGAAAAGTATTTAAATTTAATAATTCTCTTTATACAAACGATGGAACTGCCATTGCAATAGATGTTATTAGTAGAGGATATATGGGACATCCCTCACGTAAAACCCATTGGAAATATATGTATGTAAAACATGATCAGGGAGTTGATACAACTCTTCATATTAAGTCTAAATTTGATTCTGCAACCGAATTTACGGAACAGTATGGTAAGAATGGAGAACCCCTTGATTTGAATGGGAATTCTCCAGGTTTGGGACCTACTGGGGCCTTTACTTTAGGTGTGTCAGTTTTAGGTGGTGCAACCATAGGGTATAATAGAATCAACTTTGCACAACAAATAGGACGTATTTTTCAACTGCAATTTACAGAAGAATCTGCAAATCCAGTTACAATTTACGAATATACACTTATGGGATCGGTCAAAGGACTTAGACAATAATATGGAAGATATCTGTAAAAGTTGTAAGAAAAAATTTAATCATAAATGTCATGCACATAGAAAATATTGTTCTCTTAAATGCCAGAAAAATGGTGGGTGGTATAAAGAAATGAAAAAATTACACGTTGGAAAACCAAGTTGGAATAGAGGAAAACCAAATAGTTGGAGTAATGGAGAAAAGAGTAATTTTTGGAAAGGTGGAATCTCCATATTTACAAGAACGGAAAGATCAAATTTTATGGGTTCTTTAGAATATAAGAATTGGCGTATACAAGTTTTTAAACGTGATAATTATACTTGTCAGATATGTGGGAAAAGAGGTAATGGTGATATTCAAGCAAATCACATCAAAAAATATATTGATTACCCAGAACTTAGAACATCATCATATAATGGAATTACTATTTGCAATCAATGTGCATATCAGTTTGTAAATAATCATGAAAAAGAATGGGAACCTTTTTTTAATTCTAATTTAGAGGAAAGGGGGTGTATTTAGATGGCAACAGTCACGAGGACCGTCACATGGTCAGATAATCAAGTTTTAACTGCCTCTGCTCTTAATGGTGAATTTAATAACCTTTTAAATGCTCTAGCTTTGGATAATGATGACATTGCTGCAGGTGCAGCCATTGCAGGTTCAAAGTTGGCTACTTTACTTTCAGGAGTAGTAGCGTTTGCGACACCAGCAACTTATACACCTGCTGGCGCAGCAACTGCAACTTTAGATTTGTCTACCAGTAATGATCATAG